AACTTTGCCCAAACTGTTGAGAAACAAGTTATCCAGGGTAACCCCGCCACGAACGGTATGTCCACCGTGCGCTTCGAGCGCAAGGGTGACATGCTCGGTCACGTGTACATCACCAACCGCTCACCCGACAACACACAAACGCGGGATGAATGGAAACTTCAAATCAAAAAAATTGAGCTCTTGATCGGTGGTCAGGTCATCGACACGCAAACATCTGAATTCTCCCAAGAGATTGCGCCTGTCATGCTCTCCCAAACGTACTCCAAGTCTCTCGCCGCTTCGGTTGACGCGAATGGGAAGTCTGGGTTCTACCCCCTGCGCTTTTCGTTTTGCGAAAATGCTCAGTCCGCACTCCCCCTCGTGGCGCTTCAGTACCATGATGTTGAGATTCGTATCTCTTGGGCTGCTGTCGCCGCGGCACCAGATTACGAAGTGCACGCCCAGTTCGTCTACCTTGACACCGATGAGCGTACTGCGATTTCATCAGCGCCGCATAACATGCTCATCACGCAGACTCAAGAGTCTATCGCTTCCCTTACTACAATCCAAGAGCTCAACTTGAACCACCCCGTCAAGTTTCTCGCGGCCTATAAATCTGGTGGTGTTGGCACGGCCGGTCATAATCTCACGCTTCAGATCAACGGTACGGATGTCGGTGACGCGAAGAAGGTTAACCCCAACTACACGTCTACATCGCTTTACTACCACACACCGTTCAGTACCATGGACAGTGCTACCGCGACCCACTTCTTGTACCCTTTCTGCCTCGACACTTCAAAGCTCCAGCCCACCGGTACGCTCAACTTCAGTCGACTTGATTCGGCTCGTTTAGTGTGTGAAACTGGCACGGAACCGTTCGACAGTAGCATGTACGCAGTGAACTACAATATCCTTCGTATCGAAAACGGTATGGGTGGTCTTATGTACTCCAATTAAATCCCACGTATTATTAAATGTGGGGACTCCTCTTTCTCCTAGTATTCGTGTTTATGATCACCTACGATCCTAAATCCGGAACACTCAATAAATATATACCCGTAGAAAACGCATCTTGCAGGGAAGGTCATTACCAGGAATTACAATTTGCTCAAAAAGGATACGATTGTCCCGAAGGTGAAAGAACGAAATTAGGTGCTATTATATCTACTTAAAAACAATGGAAGTAATTTAACCACAATGTTTGCCCTCGACCGTGAGACCGCTATTCTAGTTGGAGTGGTCGTGTGCATCGCAGCTTCCGTTTACATGTATCGCGAACTTAAAAATTCGAAACAGGATATCACAAAAATTACTACATTCTTGGATAAAGTTCAGGAAGAAGAGCAGGCGTATATGAAGAAGCAGCAGGAGCAGGTACAGGCGATGCGCGCACGAGCTGAAACTCAACAAAAACCCCAACCGACGACATCCCCTACCGCAGCTAAAACGCCCGAGAAGCGTGTTACTCGAGGCCAAAGCCCTGTGAATATTTCTTCGGAATAAACTTATCAGGGGATTGTAGAAGCTAATGAGCAATGAAGAAACATAAAGCTATAGCAATACCAGTTACGTTTGCGGGGGATACACCCCGATTTCTCACAGTCAGGGATAAACAATTTAAGGAGTGGATATTTGTAACGGGTGGGTGTCGACGAAGGGAAATATTCACACCATTACGAACAGCTTTGAGGGAGCTTGAGGAAGAAACGCGAGGGGTTGTTTCTTTGAAAGATGGCGAATATACCAGCTTTACCTTTAATATAAAGGAAAGTGCTACAGTTGATCTGGAATATACGGTATTCATTTTCTTTGTAGATTATTCAAAGGTCGATCAGTATAATCTCGTAAAAAAATTTAATGAAGAAAAATATAAAATGTATACAAAAAAAATACCGATGAAGCGTACATACGATGAAAATGATTTCATGAGTTTTGATACCTTACCTGAATTTAACTCTCGGCGACGATGGGAAAGAATTATACATCATGTTGTTGAGAATCCAGAGTTTTATGCTTGCGTGACTTCTCTCAATAGAAAAACATTCCATATAAAATAATGAAGTCGAAGAACTATATTCTTTTACAGATTAAACAAATACTCATTGATCATAAAGCCTACATGGATGAACGTGCTGATAAATATATAGAAGAAATAAGAAGTAAAACGGTATATGAATTGCTAACCCTTAAAAAGGAACTGTCTTTAGAGGATGAGGAATTGAGGGATGTATCATGTAGGGCTTCGATATGGCATGAAGAAGAGTATTAAAAAAATAAGACAACATACATATAAGTATGTTTAGAACATGGTGTCGAAAACAAGGTTTTTCAAATGGCTCCAATCTATCACATGTGCTCATGGACGGAGGTAAACTCTCAGTGCCATTTGATAGATTGAACGAATTTTACGATGCATACATTAAGGCTGTAAAGTCGGGGGAAAAGGTATGTGTCGTTGAACAGAAAACAGATACGTATAACTTTTTCGTCGATTTAGATTATAAAGATGACGAAGATATACCGTTCGAACGGTTAGAAGAATACGTACAAACGATATGTGACCGCGTGACCCATTTTGGGGGGGAAGATGTTCTCATTTCTGCTGCAGAACCAAAACCACACGGTAACACGATCAAATATGGAATTCACATGAATTGGCCGGGTTTTGTTGTTGATCACGGTTCCGCGATGGCGTTACATTCACACGTCGTCTCATCACTTTCACTACTTTTTCCCGGAAAACCATGGAATGATATTGTCGACACTGCGGTATACGGCGGTGGAAAACGAAACGTAAAGGGGAGTGGATTTAGAATGCCATGGGCACATAAATATGTAAAGGGTGAATATCAAGGAGAATATAGACCGGTACTCAACTATACACACAAAAATGGGAAACTCTCTCGTATTTTTGATAGAGAACCGAGTGTAGAAATTATGCACATGGCAACCCTCCGAACTGAGCGAACTGACGTCGCGGTCGTTGAAGGTTCTACACGTGATGAAGGTTCGTTTACACTAAAAGAAACTAAAAACGTTTTCCAGAATGAAGCGACAACTCGAGACATTGAACTTTTTATTCAAAAAAATATGGATGGTCAGGGGTCTGCGATAGTTACAAAAATATTTAGCGATAAGAATTCATATCTCGTATCAACAACATCTAAATATTGTGAAAATCTTCAACGGGATCACGGTTCAAATCACGTATGGTTTCGTATAGAAGGGCGTGTAATTTCACAAAGATGTTTCTGTACGTGTGAAACGATGAAAGGGAGGCGATATGGGTTGTGTAAAGATTTTTATGGTAGAAAGCACACGTTATCGGATAAGATATTTGAAAATCTATACCCGTCCGGGTACACACCACCTATCTTTTCAACTCCCCAAAATACATGCATGCCGTGTCCGCCAGAGAAGAAGGAGACACCCGACGAGTGTAATGCAAATTTACAAATTTACATAAACAAACACATGATACGCGATGGTAACATATGTGTGAAGAGTGTTACAAAAAAGAGTAAAAATATTCAATGGGTCAATACCGATTTAGCATGTACTACATGCAGTAAATCCAACATACAATTCAAAATTTCAAGGGGGAAAATTATACAGTCCTGTGCGTGTACGTCACGCGAGCATAAATTGTCAGATAAAATAATTGGACTATTATAGATGCTCGTCTTCTTATTAATAGGCGCGTTTGCGTATATAATATCAAAAATAACCAAGTATGATACGTCTTTGGATGCTATAGATGGTGTTATTAAGGAAACACACATGTATTCGGGTGTAGATGAACAAACGTATCGAACTTTTTTAGCATTAATCCAAATAGCGAAAGAATACAGGGGACAAGTTAAATTTTCACAAATATATCTCGAAAAGGCTCTAAAGACTCTTAATGATATACCGCTTTATATGTCACCCATGGACGCTGACGTGATGAATGAACTTGCGGGTATAGCATACCGTTTAGGGTTCGAGTTTGAACAAGTCCTTATGAAAGAGGCACTCAATCAAAAGATCGATTTTACACCTAAATACATTTAAAAGAAAAGAGCACGTTTAAATTATAATGACCAGTCAACCTGTCGTTCGACGTTCGTCTAGGATTACAAAAGCACCCGAACGCATGAAACCGACTGAACATGTATGTATGGACGATTTTGATGAGGATGAACATGACACTGATTCTGATGTATCAGATGAAGATTTGTGTGAATCTGAGACAGATGAAGATTTGTGTGACGAGAGTGATGAAGATGATGAAGGAAATTTGAAAGGATTCATCGTCGACGACGATGACGATGATACTACCGATGAGGATTGTGAAGCTTAAAAAGATACTTTTAATATTACATAGATGGAAACTGAAATAGGAAACCCTATAGAATATAATCCACAAGTTATGAATAAAGAACCTGACGACAGCGAACCTTTAATTAATCATATACCACAACAACAACAAACCGACGAACAATATTATTATCAACAACCTCAAATGCAGTACATGCCACAACCACATCAGGTACCAGGTATGAATAAACCATCCGATTTTTTAGCTTCTCTTGATAAATCAGCTTATATCGTTATTTTTGCTGCGTTTATACTAGGCTTCTTTATGGGCAAAACTATGCAACCAGTTATCCTTCGCCATGGGTGAAAACGGTGCGTAATCATTTACAGGTTTTGTAGGATCAACGAGTACTCTACTGGTAATTACTGGGCGGATAACCCCTTCATTAATTATTTCAGACGCAACTTTCTCTTCGTCGTATGTATCACTTATATTTGTAATGGGTAAATTATGAGACGCTTTTTTATACACGGATATATATCCGACATTCATCGTATTATTAAAAGGGGATATTTTAATAATATGAATTGTGAATTTATTTATTTTTAAAAATATACTACTATGATTATTTATTTTTTTATTTTTTTATTTTACTTTGAAATATTTTTTATTTTTTATTTGTACCACGTCGTTATAGTTAAACATTTTTTGTTTCTTCTTCCTCTTCCTCCTCGGTGATAGTAGATGGAGACATTGCTTTCATGGCAAGTTCCCGTGCTTTACGTCTCTCTTCAACTTCAACTGTAACAATCATATCAGCTTCCTTTACCAAGTCCTCCATAGATGCATCGGGTTTTTCACGCTTTAGACGCTCAATAATTTCACCTGGGTGGCTGAGAGGTGCTTCATCAGTCTTGTTGTAATACTGAGAATTCACATCACCCGGTTTATGAAAGTTGTCCTCACCCTTAGCATTCTTAACCGCCATCATATCACTTTTACGTTCGTTGAACATCTGAGCAGCCATGGCTTGGTTCTCCTTGTATCCAGTCATGAGTTCTTCCAATTTGGAATTCGTGTAATGCGCATCTTCGATCTTTGAAGGATCGGGGGGGATAAGAAGCCACTTATACATGTCCACGACATAAATGTCAAACGTCGAATCTTCCTTTTGAAGACGCTTAGCGTGGTTGGCAGCTTCATCGCGCGTATTAAACGCACCCCTGATTTTAACGCCAAACTTATCATTCTTTTGGGGAGCTTCCGGTCCAACAACCGACATACAAGCGAACAGCTGTCCGGGCACGGTAGTATAATCCTGTTCCAAAGACATTGTATATTATATACTATTCAAAACTTTAAGTATACGACTTAAGTTGTTGTGATATTTAAAGTTTGTATACCAGTGTAATTATGGAAGAATTACGTCGTTTACATAATGATGAGAAGAGAGCACTTATAGAGAGTGTCTGTAGGAAAGGTGACAGTATTCTCGATGTAGGATGTGGGTTCGGCGGTGATCTTCAGAAATGGAGGAAGATGGATGTCAATATCAACATGTGCGAGCCAAGTATAGATGCGTTAGCTGAAGCTCAGGTGCGAGCGAAAAATATGAAAATGCGCGTGAATTTCTACCACGGGGATATTCATGCATGTCCAAATAGAAAATACGATGTCATATGCTACAACTTTGCACTTCACTATATTTTCCAAACACGGGATCTTTTTATATCCACCATGCGAGAAATAAAGAAACGTATGAAACCTGGTGGTGTGTTTATAGGTATAATTCCAGACTCGGAACAAATTATATTCAAAACACCTCTACACGATTCGTGTGGGAATTTTTTTAAAATGAAGGGTACCAGTAACGGTGATTTTGGTGAAAAATTATTCGTACACTTGACAGACACACCATACTACGCAGATGGACCAAAAGCCGAACCTATCGCACATAAGGATATATTTATTACACACATGGAGAATAACGGGTTTCATATGAATACATGGAAAAACCTCAGGGGTAATCCAATATCCGAACTATACAGTAAATTTATATTTACATATAGATATGATAGCACTGGTCGTATTATTACTACTTAGTGTGTATATACTAATAAACAAACGGGATGACCCTGTACTCATGGAAGTGAAAGAAAAATACAAAATATTCAGGGAACACATGAAAATGAACGGCGAAGAGAAATATAGTATGTTACACAAGGAAATACCATTAGTCGCGCACAGAGGATCGTTATTGTCGGGGGTTGGATATAATTCAAATAAAGGTGGTGAAATCGGTATATGTATAGATGGTACTGCTAATCAGGTATTCCACGTACTTTTACACGAACTCGCGCATTGTACTGTGACAGAGTATTCGCATAGTACAGATTTTTGGGACAATTATACCGAACTGAAAAATCAGGCGATACGTTTAGGTATCTACGAAAACATAGACGAAGTCACACCCTTTTGTGGTAAAAAGATCGTCGATAAATAATGTTACATAAATATATATGACTGAATTTAATCTCAGACAACCGACTGCGTCCAGGGTACTCATATCCTTACTCATGTGGCTCGCGATCATGGCGAGTGCTTTCACCACGCGTATTAAAATGCCGTATTACGTAAACATGTTAAATTTAACTGTCGCGATACCGGCGCTTATATGGTATCTGGGAAATACGAGCTTGATTGTCAGTTTAAATACGATGAGTGTGGTTATAACTTTGGTGGTAGCTACGGGATTTCTTCTTACATTAACTGAAGCCATTAAATGGTCAAAGTTGAAGCAGGGATATGAGAAATATGGCGAAGACATGAAAACAGCATGGTTGCCCATGGTCATGACAATGGTCGCGTTAATTTTAGGGTTAGGATCTGCATACCTATTGACGGGCGGTCGCGTACTCGATATGTATTAAAAATACTTACGGGCAACGTAGAACACGATAGCAGCTACAGCACCTGTAGAGGCCAAACCGACAATACTTCTATTTCCCTGTGCGTTTAGGAATTTAGGCACGGAACCGGCGAGCTTCTCTTGGATAGGCTTGCTGATGGCGACACCTGTCGCTAATACAACGATGAGTGCCTCGAGTTGCTCGTCTGTGAGATCGAACGGGTTCTTCTTTTTCTTGTCGGCTTTACCACCGTCATTGGAATTGACCACTTGACCATTTTGTGAAGGCATCATGACCTGCTGCTGCGCCATTTGGACGGCGCGAGGGTCAGCGCCCATCAAGGGGGGTTCGAAGGATTGCTCTTGGGCGTTCATCATGACATCGGAAATCGGAGTGGAATCCATGTTATCTTTATATTCACTCACATTTTTTTCAGGGTTTTCTGGCACGAATGCATTAGAACGTGCTTTTGAATCTATCGGCACCATTCCATCACTGTCTTCTGATAAGTTCATAGTGTATAGACTATTTTCCATTTGTTTATATGTTATTTTTTTTAGAACTGTAATTTTCGCATCTTTTACATATACATACTAAATATATCTAAAAGATGTTCTAAACGGGGCTCGAACCCATGACCTTGGCGTTATAAGCACCACGCTCTAACCAACTGAGCTACAAGAACGGTGCGGCCTGACTGTTGACCAGTCATTGAATATAACAGTGGGTTTCCCCACGTTCAATATACGATATAAATCTTTAAGTGTATAAAGACTATCCTCATTAGATGTACATATGATACAGGAGTACGTAAAAGAAATATACGACATATTGGGCCCTGGTTTCAGTGAGCGTGTGTATCACAATGCGATGGAAGTTATTTTACGAGAACGTGGTATATCATATGAGACTGAGCGTATCATTCCTATCGTTTTTAAAGGGCATACTATAGGTAATCTTAGAGCGGATATTATCATAAATAAAACGACGGTAGTTGAACTTAAAACTGTAAAAAATATAAACGATGTCATGGTTTCGCAAGCTCGGAATTATCTTAAACTTCTGAATCTTGACGAGGCGTATTTGGTGAACTTTCCACCGTCTCAAGGGTCGGAATCTGAAGTTATTCGTGTGATTGTAGATTAAATCGTTGGTATAAATTCCCAATGTAAATCTCCGCATATTTTCTTCCATATAACATCTTGTTGATGAAGTTTTTCTTTCGATTTCAATAACGGGAAATGTTTTAAATAGGAATCTTCACTTAACAGTTCACAAAATTTATATAAAACATATGAATAACTTAAAAAGTTTTTACGTTCAACTGGACAGTTGTCGTCGAAAGGTTTTTGAATATCTTTAAACATCATCCGTAGTTGTTCTTCAAGTTGAATAGGCATTTTTGGTGGGTTTGAACCACTCAGGATGTTCGTTATATAGGGTACATGTTCGTAATATTTATTGAGTTTCAACTTTTTCAATAACCCCCTAACTTTTACATGTGTAATTTCTGTCAGAGCCTTAATCTTCATCTTCTTGAATTCGTTGCGTAACTGTTCTATTACTTCTTTAGGTATCGTCGTCATTTCCTGTGCCTGGAATTGCGAGAGCCATTCATTGAAATGATTATCACGTTTGTATGAATAATTAATGACCTTCTCCGAAGTTTCTTGTTCTTCTTTATATGTAAGTTCTTCACTTATAAGAATTTCTAGTATACACCCACACGAATCACATACCAATTCACTGGTATCATGGAAATGAAAAACATTACTATCCGGACATGTAGGACACTCATCCCTAAATTTACGTTCAATATACCTGTCTAATGTTTTCTTTTCCACGTCGATTAGATAATCTGTGTAAATATCTTTTTTCTGTAATCCAGTCGTCTCTTTACATTTGAAAACGTTGTTTGTATTTATCTCGACCGGTTTATCATTTTCAATATACTGTTGAATATACGGCATACATCTGGCAATGTAATCTGACATTTCACCTTCGTATATACTTTTATCTGGTGGATTATTATTTATTTTCTGCATCCATTCATCTATTCGCTTGTTATACCTACTTAAAAAATTACCTTCCATGTATACCAATGGTAAAAATACTTCGTTCGTTTTTAATTAACACAATCTATATGTTTAGTAACATCATCAAGTTTTTTTTCCATAAGAATGATTTTACGATCGTTAGTAGGTATATCGAGTATCGCGTAGATCACGATATGGAATATAAACCCGATACACCGTTTTGGGAAAATGAACGCGATGGTATCGATCCATCCACTGAATACTATTTAGCACCACTGGATATGAATGCGGCTATCCCAAAGCCACCTGACGCGGTGAAAGAATTAATCATACGCGTTAAATACTGGTACAATAATAAAATCTATAAATATATTACCTATAATACGGACTATGTATGGCCACCTAAAAAACTTAATATGATGTCATTCCATATCCCACTCGTGAATGCACAATTATTAGATTACGGCGACAAGCCAGTGAAAGATGTACTCGAAAAAATCAGGAGGTATGCGGGACCCCATTCAGATTTTCACGGTGAAAAAGTTAAAATAAGTGATATGCTTTATTATGACATGAAAGTGTTGACACATGTATACCCTAAAATTAAAATAAAAAATTGTATTGGAGCTCTAAAAACAGTCGATACATCGGTTGGATACATTACTGATCTTCGACTACCTTAGTCGCTAGGTAAAAGTTAAGATCACCTAAATTTGCCACGTTATACTTCAAGATCAAAAATCGATTCTGTTCTTCTTGCATAATTTGCACGGTTGAACACATACTCGTCGCCTTTGTGAAAATATTCATATAACGAAGAGAATATGTACCGGACATTGGGGGACAGTCGTCCACACATTGAATTTCCGTTTCCTGGTCAGCGAAATCACCCCTGCACAGTAAACGTAATACCTTACCACCTCTCGAGATTTCAATCTCGTCACCAATATTCGACATATCTCTGCAAATTCTTTGAAAATCAACTGATGCCATAGGTGTATTTATAGTCATTTGCATTTCGGGGACTTCGATTTGATTTTCGTTAATATCGAGAAGTTTTAGTGCAAACTTCGTAGACGTCTTCTTTTGTTCACTATGAATTTCGATGTTCATGTATTCTTTAGAAGTTATAGATATAACGAGAACATCGTTTACTGTGATTGTTTTGAGGAGTTTATACATGTTAGTCATGTTAACACCACAATCTACATCCTCTGTACACGCGTACTCTTCGAAATTTTCAGCTGGAAGGTACATATCAATCAAGGATGTCCTGGCTGTATCCAGTGTTACAATATACACACCGTCAGGTTTGAAGTAGATATTTACATCGTTCAATATATCCTTAAGGACTTCAAATGTAGACTTAATAGCCGCGGCTTGTACAGTGACAAGCTTCATACTCGATTATTCGCGTATTATTCCTTTATATCACTATATATCGCACCATCTTCAACCTTACGACTTATTTTTGCTTCCAATTCCGGTGTCATAGCCGGTTGTAGCGATATACCATAATCGTCGAGACCAAACATATCCTGCGTGGATTCACCCTCAAGTGTTGATGAACCTATACCACCGAATCCACACGTTTCGAGCTCCTGAGTAGGTAAGAGTGATTCCAACCAGTTGTGTATTTCACGCCCAACTAAAATTTTACCATTTTTTGTAAGCATTGTCGGTACACGTGTAATCTTTGTCCTGAATTCTGGTGGTATCCCAGCTACAGTGACATTATGATATTGTACAATTTGTTGCAACTCCTGATGTTTCTTTATAAAATTTATTACTTCTACGCTGTGTTTACACTTTGGGCTATATACCAAAAGAGACATCTATTGTAAAACCCCAAAAAAATATGAACAATAACGCACGTTTTTTTTGTAATCTATATTAATGTATAATATCATACTTATACTGATAGTGGTGTATTTGTTATGCGAATCCAGGACGGAAAGGTTCGGGTATCGCGATGCAAATCACCCTATTCACGGTGTGGTTTTTAACGACCCCGCACCCAATATGAGTGAATATAAGGAGGTGGGTAAGTTACAGTTGAATAATGCTATAGTTGAAAAACTGGTTCTCGTGACAAATAAGTATATACGCGAGAAATCGGGTATCAACAATTATATAATCGAAACAAGTGCCATCAAGCAGTTTAAACATAAAACCAAAAACCACACGTTATATCAGTGCATGTTCATGTGTGTAAAGAGTGGTGGATTTTCGTTTGGGTTTTCTGTCACTTCCAATGTTATACTAGTGTCTGGGAATGTTCGCGTTCTTGGAATTCAGTCTCAACCGATGAACATAAAACCACCTTCAGATAAAACACCATTCGAGAGTACTATGAAAGGGTCTGAATATGTCAATTACGACGATGTCAGGAAGAGTGAGTTAGATTTAATAAAAATTTAGTCCAAGTACTATTAATGATAAACGTGGAAGAGATTTCACAAATTGTCAATAATCGAAATCGCATGAAAAAGGAAACGTACGTCGAGTTATATAGACAAGTCACCAGTAAAATAAGACGTGCAGTCGAAACTAGTCGCAAATATGTACTTGTAGAAGTACCTTCATTTGTTATAGGGTATCCAACATATGATAGACTAAAAGCGACATCATACATTAAAAGGCAATTGGAACTCGCGGGATTTGATGTTGCAATCATCGGTAACTATGAATTCAGAATTACATGGAAAGTTAAGAAGAATGTCAGGGCATCCGACTCTGTAGACGATTCACTAGGAGACTTTCCCACGCTGATTAATTTGAAAAAGGCTGCAAATCGTTACAGGCGAGATGCGCGAAACACGTGATAAAAAAAGTCCGTATAATCATAAATGGACAACCTGAACATTTTAGTTGAAGCCAAGCGTGAATACCTCGAACAACTGTGCATTCTCGTATGCCCAGTGATGATAGATACATTTGAAGCGATGTACCACGAAGCGAATACATTATCAAAAGGTCGCAAAGTTCTCTCCATGTTTCAGAAACTTTTAAAAGATGTACCCGAATGGAGTGAAACGATGGCAAAGCAGCACACGGACAACATCGCTGACCGATGCGCGTGGTTTAAGGACTTGGTAGCGGCAGTGTTTGTAAGTTCTGTAAAGATTCTATCCGCCGTTCGTTTGAGTGCGAATTCCAAGAAAATGTCAGTTAAATTGCCAACGAATGAAGTATTCATTCACACCTGTTACAAGAACGCTGCAAAGGATTTGTACAAAGATCCTTATATTTTTAGCGAAAATCAATCCGAACACTCGCGAAACGATAAATTATACGAGAGGTTTGTCACCTGTGTCGAAAACACCGTTAAAGAACTTATACCCGTTCAACAGATTCTACAAACATATATGTCAGCCGGTGACGATGAATACGTAGAGGGTCAGGATGCCGATCTTCAAGCTGACGAAATTGACGAATACGATGAAAACGGTGAAAACGGTGAAAACGACCTTCAACCACCGAT